CCTTTGAGGTTTCGGTTTCACTAAATGGCAACAATCCTAAAATCTGTTACTATTCTAAAGATTTTCCTAACGACTACAATACTGAGGAGGCTTATTATAGATTGCCAAATCATATACCAGTAATAAAAAAAGAAGTTTCAACTAAGGTTTCTTTTCCAAGTTTACCAAGAGCTGAGGATGCTGGTTACGCAAAGATTTTAAAACCACATTTAAAGTCTGAGTTTAAAATAAATAAAGTCCTTTATCATTATGATTATAGCGATTTAACAACCGTTGCTCAAGAATATATCCCCAACATTAGAAACAAACGCAAAAGCAGTATGAATCCAATTGTAGATGTAATTTTTATTTCTAACGCTTCAAAACTAGGGTCAAAAATGACTCAAAATGCAATTGATAGTTGTATTCAGTCGGCAAATGGTTTGGAAGTCAATTGTATTGTAATAGAAGAAAAGACTAATTTATTCTATAAAAATGCAGCCACATACAATCCCCATTCACAATTTAATTATAACAAATTTTTAAATTTTGGCGCAGTTCGTGGTAATGCTCCCTGGGTAATGTTTTGTAATAATGATTTGATATTTAAAAATGGCTGGCTACATGGTTTATTAGCCGCGGATTATCCTATTGTTAGTCCTATTGCAATGGCTGACTTTAGGCAAAAGGACGTTACAGAAAATGAAATAGGCTGGCAATGTGGTAGAAATTTATCAGGTTGGGCGTTTATGATGAAAAGGTCATTATATAATGAGATTGGCGGACTAGATGAGGATTTTGATTTTTGGTTTGCTGACAATTCATTAGTTGAGCAATTAAAGAAAATTGATGTGCCTCCAATGTTGGTTGTTTCAGCTAAAGTAAATCATTTAGGTAGCCAAACCTTAAAAGAAAGAAGCATAAGTGATAGAAATGATTTAATGTGGTCTAAGCTAGAATTATTCAATCAAAAATATAATCAAACTTTATTTTCAGAACATCCAAAATTCTTAGAATGGAAACAATTGCAGTCTGTTTAACAACGCACAATAGAAAAGAAGTATTTGAGGAAACATTAATTGAATGGGAAAAATATTTACCAATCAATGCTACTATTTATGTGGTTGATGATGCATCCAAAACACCTGTAAAATCTAATTATCGGTTTGAGCAAAATGTTGGAATAGCTAAGGCTAAAAACAAGTGTTTAGAATTAGCGGACAAACATGACCACATTTTTCTTTGTGATGACGATGTAAGACCAAAAACACATGATTGGTTTAAGCCTTACATTAATTCTCAAGTCAATCATTTGTGCTTGACCTTTGATAAAAAAAGCAATAACATTATTTATAGTCCCTCAATTAGATTTAACGGTGAACATGAAGGATTTATGACATATACCGCTCCTAATGGATGTATGCTTTATTTAAAAAATATATGTCTTCAGGTAGCTGGAGGAATGAGACCTCAATTTGGCTTGTGGGGATTTGAACACGTCGAATACAGTCAAAGAATACATGACTTAGGATTAACTCCTAAACCATTTATGGATGTAAAAAATAGCCTTGATTTATTTGATGTTTTAGATTGGCGTTTTGCCGTCGATTCGTCTTTATCAATTAATGAAAGAAGACAAAGCGGTAAAATAAATTTAAAGCTTTACGAAGAGTTCTCAAAACATCCTGAATTTGTAAACTACAAATGAGAATATTTTACTCAAATCCTTTTAGTTTAGAGAAAGACATTGGCAAAGCCTACAACGAATACTTGGCCAGCCTAAATGCAAACGACGAGGATTGGATTGTTTTACAGGACGGAGATATTTTGTATCTGACTCCTGACTGGGGCAAAAGAATACACGATGCTTTGTCTTTAGATGGAGACAAATTTGGCTTAGTTGGATGTTATACCAATCGGCTAAGGTCAAAGCACCAATTGCATGGTAAAGCCTTTAGTAACGATTTAAACATTAGAAATCATTACAACATCGCCATGTCATACGGGAGGGGTGGGGTGCAAGAAATTAGCGAGTACATTGCTGGGTTTTTTATGGCATTTCAGTACAAGACATGGAAAAAAATTAAGTTTACAGAAAATAGCCTGGCTTTTGATTCATTGTTTTCGATGAGAGTTAAAGAGCTTGGCTTAAAGATTGGTTTAATCCGTTCGCTTTACGTTTTCCATAGTTATCGACCTTGGACTGATTTCGAGCCATGGAATGAGAAAAAACATTTAATGAAATAAATAGTATCTTTATGATAAAATTATTAATTGACCTGGCACCCTTTCAAAAAGGCGAAATATTGACCGTAGGCAAGACCTACGACACCTATTTGGTCGACAAAGGCTTGGCGGTTTGGATTAAAGTGGACAAACAAGACTATAAGAAAAAATGAGCGTAGTAAGACCCCTCGACATTAGATACAGTTTCCAGGTAGCAACGGAGCCAATTACTTTGGCAGAGGCTAAGGCCTGGATGCAAATAGATTTCTCAGATTGGGACACATTGATTACTAACGAACTAATCCCAGCGGCTAGAATTGAAAGTGAGAAGGCAAGCGGAATGCTTTATGTGGAAAGAAATGTCGTTGTAACAAATAATAAAACTGGCCAAAGAATTTACCCAATTGGCCCTTGGGTTGCGGATGTAACAACGGACGAAACAGAGGTAGCTAATTACACCTATACGGCTGGATTTAATAACTCCAATCCATTGCCTCAAGATTTGCACGTTGCGATGCTTAAAAGAATTGCAACGGATTTTGCCTTTAGACAAAACCTAATCACAGAACAAGAGCAATATGCCCAAAAGGCTAGTATTTCAACCGAGTTAAAATATAGAGCGGACTTATTCGTATGATAAACTTTGGAAAATACGACCAAAAGGTTGAGTTTGTTTCCTTTCAAACTATAAGCGACGGAGCTGGAGGCACAACCGTTACTCCAGCGACTTTCTTGTCTACCTTTGCATCTGTAACTCAAACAAGAGGCGGAAACGCTTTGGAAGCTGGAGAAATGGTATTGCCAAACACTTACCAAATTGCAATTCAATACCGAGTTTCTTTTATTCCTAGCGAGAATTACCAGGTGTATTATCGTAACAGATATTACAAAATTACTGGCGTTCAATTAGACGAGCAACGCCAACACAAAGAGTACATAATTAACATGGTTGGAGTATAATGGCGGTTACGGTAAAAGGCTTAGACAAAGCTCTCATTGATTTAAATAAAAAAAGCGATGCAGTTATTGCAGCCGTTAAAGATTCTTTAGCAAGTGCCGCAACTGATATTGAAATTGAAGCAATAAGAAATGCTCCAAGCAGCTGGAACGGTCTACCATTAAACATTAAGCAAAGGATTGACAAAGTAGTTGAAAACAATGGTTTAGCCTGGAGAGTTGGCGTGCAGTCAGGCGACCCAGTATTTGAGATTGAAGCTTGGTTAGAGTTTGGAACTGGATTAAGTGCTAGAGAGATTTTAAGTCGTGCAGAATACACACAAGAAGTCCGAGATATTGCAAGAAGGTTTTACAGAAATGGACAAGGCCGAATTGTTGGCCGTCCCTATTTAATGCCATCCTTTTTCAAGAATACCGCTAACTTGGTGCAAGAAATCGAAAACGAAATTAAAAAGGATATTAAATGAGAGAAATCGCTACGGACATAAGAAAGGCAATTATTGCCGCAATCTCACCTTTAACGCTTAGCGGTGTGACTTTGCCAGTTTACGACACGGAGTTGCCTCCTGGTATTAATCCAGCTATCTACCAAGGCTCACAAGCTTACGTCCTCATTACAGACCAAAACGAAGCCGAGACAACAAGCAACGATTGCTCGATTAGACAAAACGCAACCTTTCAAATTAATATCGTTACCAAGTTTGCACAAGGCAACGGAGGTAAAAAGCTTTCGGAAAATATTTCCAATGCTATTCAATTAAAAATGACTTTGGATTATTTGATTTTGCCAGCCGATTTGCAAGCTATAAACATTAGAAAGAACTTTAGTAGAACTCAAATTGAGCAAGGCAGTAGCCAAATCGCTTACCAAAAAATCTTGTCTTATACCTTGGATATTTTCCAAGTATCTTGATAAATAAAAATTTATGTATATTTGTTAAAACGAATAAGCAATGGCAACATATCAATTAGGCAATTTCTTTACTTTCGAGTGGAACTCTCTTCCAGTCGTTTGTAAAACCTCCGCTTCTGTTTCAATCTCCAACGAGTCTGTAATTGTAAGAAACGATTGCACGGGCGATTACGGAGTTAGACTTGAAGGCGGCGACAAATCAGGCTCTTTCTCTTTCTCAGGAGACCTAGATTTTGCATCTACTGGAGCATCCAACCTCTCAGCTTTTGATTTGATGGAAGACATCGGAAAAGTATTTGAATTGGTTTTTGGTGGTACTGAGTCAGGTGACAAAATTATTACCGTTGACGCACAGTTAAACTCTCTTGAAATTACCGCTGAAAGAAACTCTCAAGTATCTTTCTCAGGAACTTTCGACTTTGCTGGCGCTCCAGTAATTAGCGTTATACCAACCTAATAAACATATATGGCTAAATACCATTCTACTCCCTTTAAAGAAGGGGAGATTTTCTTTTATCCAAATCTTGGAGCATTGGCTAATTTTGAGGACTTTACTGGCAAAAGCTTAGGTGAAGTTTTCCAAAACGGAAAAATGCCAAAGCTAGATTTAATTTACGCTTTGCTTATTGAATGCCACAAAGTTGCTTGCATTCGTAAATCGGCAAATCCAATTAGCTTAGATGAGTTAAAAACTTGGGTTGAGGGTAAAGAAGTAATTAATTTATTTAACGACGTTTTGTCCGACTTGCTTTTGGAGTTGGGGATTGGTGAAAGTACCGAACAAAAAAAAACGTAAGTGAAGACGAAAGCGAGAATTATAATGCTCGCGAAAATTTATTGCTGCTCGTAGGTCGGACAAAAATCCCTTATGAGCAGCTTTTTCATTTAAGCCGTAAAGAGTTAAAGGTTTTAATAAAAGGCCACGAGATAGACCAAAAAGACATGGTAGAGGCAATGCGTAAACAGGCTATAATTTTATTGCAACCTCATTTAAAGAAGGGAGTAAATTTAGACCCAACAAAAATTTGGCCTTTGTCCTGGGATAATAATCCAAAGCCTTTGGAGTCAACGCCTCAAGACTTTGCTAAAGCAAAGAAATTGTTGGAAATTGCATCTAAACTAGAAAGAAATGGCAAATCCAAGAATAGAGGTTGAGATAGGCGCTAAGATTAGCGAGTTCGATAAAAAGTTTAATGAGGTAAATTCCAAACTTGACCAGTCAGGCAAAGAGTTTAGCAAATTTGAAAAAATCTCCTCAACTGCATTAACATCTTTAGGAGCTGCATTTTCTGTCGGAGCGGTTTTAAGTTTTGGAAAGGCGATAATTGATACGACCGCACAATTCCAAAAAATGGAAGCGGTTTTAACCAATACTTTAGGTAGTAGCTCAGCGGCCCAGGTTGCAATGAATCAAATCGTAGAATTTGCTTCAAAAACTCCTTTCCAGGTTGACGAATTAACCAACGCTTTTGTAAAATTAGCCAACCGAGGGTTTACGCCAACAGTTAAAGAAATGACGGCCTTAGGTGATTTGGCCTCTTCAACTGGTAAATCTTTTGACCAATTAGCCGAAGCAACTTTGGACGCAATGACTGGAGAGTTTGAGCGTTTAAAGGAATTTGGTGTTAGAGCAAAAGCCGAAGGCGATAACGTAGCCTTTACTTTTAAAGGAGTAACTACTGAAGTAGAAAAAACAGATACGGCAATCCAAGAGTACTTAATTAGCCTTGGAGAGGCCGAAGGAGTTACAGGCTCAATGGCTGCAATATCTGAGACCGTAGGCGGTAAAATATCCAATTTAGGAGACAACTTTACCCAATTACAATTAGCAATCGGTAACTCTTCGAGCGGTTTGGTTTCGGGTGTTTTAGATTTAGCCAATAGTTTAACAAGCAAATTAGTAACGTCTTTAAATTCAGTTAATACAGTTGCTCAATATACTGGCGAAAATGGTTTTATGACATTTGGCAAACAATTGCTGGCTCTTTTAAATCCAGTTTATGCCAATAAATTAGAAGGACAGGCAATATTAATTAAGGGAATTCAGAAAGCATCTGTTGAAGCTGCTGCTGGTGTTGAGACATTTAATGAAGTAAGCGACGAAACAAAGGCAGAGGAAAGAGCGAAGGCGTTTGAAGAATATTCCAAAGGATGGGACAAACTTAATAAAGTAATTTTGGCTGGTAATCCTGAAATGAATACCGCAAATTTTCTACTAGAAAGGCAAACTAAACTCGCAAAAGAATTAGACGCAAGTTTTCTTGCTATGGCTGAATCAATTGCAAAGCCAATGCCCATTGGATTAGATTTAGATAAACTAGCGGAAAGTATAGTAATACAACCCGAGATTGCAGACATTGACGAATCCAAAAAAACTAATTTCTTATTAGCCTTAAAAGATTTTAACGCTGAAGCTTCAGCTATAATAACAAATGGAGCGGTTAATGGATTAGGAGATATTGGCTTTGCCATTGGTGAGGCTTTAGCTACTGGAGGCGATGTTGTAAAGGCCGCTGGTAAGGCTCTTTTAGGAGGAGTTGCTACAATTGCCGAGGGATTGGGACAAGCGGCTATTAAAGTTGGTGTCGGAATGATTGCAATTAAATTAGCATTTAAAAACCCAGCTACGGCAATTGCTGCTGGTGTTGCCTTAATTGCTTTGGCTGGATATATTAGAGCTAAGATTGGCGGCGGAGGTGGAGGAGGAGGTATTACCTCAGGAATTGGAGGCGGTGGTGGCGGCGGTGGTTCGTCCGTGGGAACCTCAGGTGTTGGCGGCGGTGGCTCTTCTTTTACTGGAGGCGCTCAAGGTGGTTTATTTGAGCAAAACAGAGATGTAAGTGGCGAGTTTGTAGTAAGAGGCCAAGACCTAGTTTATGTTTTAGGACAAGCAAACAACAAGATAAATAAAGGCTAATGGCTAACGATTACAGATTATTACTTGCAGTTCGAGAAGGTCTTGGCACGATTACAGTTAACGGCGTTGCTCCTTTAGAATTCTATACAGAAGGCGATTCGCTTACAATTGCAGTTGCACCCGAGTCGGGATATCACACGGCAATGTGGTATACCTCGCCAGGCAATACTTTATTGTCTTCTAACTTGTCTTTTAGCTACACAATGCCGAGTGAGGATGTTAAAGTATACGTTGTTTTAACTGGCCAAAATGCTCCTATAAATGACTACGGCGTAAAATACGAAGGGGGTTACGCAACCAACTACGGAGGCAATGTTTGGAACTTGCAAATACTTAAAGCTGGATATTCAGGCGCGTTTACTCCTTTGCTAATTAACGATATTACCTACAATTGGGGAAACACAGGAAACGACCCATTAGAGACAATAATTGGCTCCTCAGTTGATTTTACAATTGCTGGCGAGACTGGAGATTTTAACGAGTTTCTTGTTGGCGGCAATCGTACCTGGAAAGTAGATTTAAATCAAATCGGAGCCAATAACGATATTACAAACTGGCAACAAGTAAGCAATACAAATAACTTCATAGATATTGCTTATGGGAATGGAGTTTTTGTTGCTACTAGAACAGATGGAGTCCATTATTCAAACGATGGAATAACTTGGAATGCAACTAATCCCGTTGGATTTGTTGGAGGGAAAATTGTTTTCGGAAATGGATTGTTTGTAAATGTTTCAAATTCAGGTGGTAGCGGCCGAGTTTTTACCTCTCCCGACGGATTTATTTGGACAAGCAGAACGGCTGCCTCGAATGATACTTGGAGCGCAATTACTTTTGGTAACGGATTATTTGTTGCGGTTGCTAGCTCTTATACTGCTGGCGGTGGAATCATGACATCTCCCGACGGGATTACATGGACTTTGAGAGTTGGAGTTGGTGGTGGTGGATTTACTGGAGTTACTTATGGCGCTGGTACTTATGTGGCTACTAAAACAGGCTCTCCAGGTACAATGGTTATTTCTTACGATGGATTTAGTTGGTCTGACCAAACAACTGGGATATCTAGCTTAACCGTATTTTATGCCAATGGTATATTTACAACTGGTAAGCATTACTCTAGCGATGGGTCAACTTGGATTGCGGCAAGCTCTCCAAATTTCCCAGTAAAAATAACTTACGGAAATGGCTATTTTATGGCCGTTACTGACACGGAAATAAAATACCTGTATTCTGTTAATGGAATAAATTGGACGGCTGACACGCCTCCAAATACGTCTAATTTTAAAGGTGTAGCATTTGGGGAGAATACGTTTGTTTCAGTTGGTAGCGGAGGCACAAATCGAATAAACTATTTATTATTTGAAGGGCAAATTCCTTTCTTTAGCGGATACATTGCCCCCGACTTTATTACATCACAATTTAAGAGCGGCCCTAAGCTTTTCTCTTTTACTGCAATTGATGGATTGAAAGGTTTTGATTCTATACGCTCCAATTTTACCTCTTGGCCTGACCCTAGAACCCAGGCTTTATCGGCAGTTATTGGCGCTTTAAACCAATCTTTTGTTGAGCAAAGACCAGTCTTTATTGGTTGCGAAATTCACGAGGCTAGGATGGACTCAGATGAAAGCGTTTTTCGTCAATTTAATGTGCCACAAAACGCAATCTTTACCGATGGATTAGACGCCAAATTTAGCAACGGAGTAAGGATTGAAAACGAACAACTTTACCTAAAGGACACAATCGAAAGAATGGTTAATCCTTTCCTTTGCCGCGTGTTTTTGTGGAAAAATCAATTTTACGTTGTTAGATTGACAGAGTTAGGCAAGTTATCTTACAAGATGTATGAATTCTTGCCCGACCTAAGTTTAACGGCAACAAGTACAATTGTAAATGGCGACGATTTAAACGCGGACATTAACTCTCCTGAAGAGACCGCTAGACGAGTATTTACAGAGTTTAACTCTTATCTAAATCTCGGAGTATTAGACCCAAATAGCCAAGGCGGAATATTTGACGCTAAGTTTGCGATTGAGGAGTGGAATTTAAACGGTGTAGGCTCAACTTACGACGGCATTTATCAACTAAAGCTTTGGGATTATCACAAGGCAATACCTACTAACCAGCCGTCAAGCGTACCAAGTGGAGCAACTGCATTGGTTCAATACGTTTCGGGTGGAGGTGAGTATGTGCAAATATGGACAACAACCACAACCGCTGGAATTGCAGACCCTAACTTGTCTTGGATTTCGGCAAGCACAAATACAACTGGAGGCGCAATTACAATTGCTGAGGAGACGGCTAATACCATTTCTTTGACCTTTCAATACATGGTCGAAAGAGTAAGCACGAGTTACGCAATAACTCCTGGCGCTCATGCCGTTGGACTTATGATTAAGATTGGCAATCAATACTTATCAAGAAGCGGAGCAACAACATTTGCTTGGACTGGCACAAGTACGGTCATGGAGTTCGCGGTTACGGCTGGCTCTGTTTGGAATAGTATTGCAATAAACAATGTTTTAGTCCCAGTTGACGGGGAGGTTGAAATTAGATTGCATCAATTAATTTGCAATGGCGGAACGGCTAACAGATACGTTGTAAGGTATGAAAATCTCTCTCTAAAGATTGAGAAAACGGATGGCTTATCTTTGTCAAAGCTAGGAGTTAAAGCGGTTACTGGCTCACCTTATGCAAACGTGCATCCCGACTATAATACATACATTGGCGACGCAATTACGAGCAACTCAGTTTCGGCAATTAGATTGCTAGATTTCGACAATGCAGTTTCTACGGATTGGACTAGAGATGGAGTTGAAGAGTTACCTTTGTTAGATATAATCGTGCAAGAATTAGCTAACTTGAAAGGCCGAACCAATTATAGAGTATTAGCAACGATTGAGCGTAGACCAATAGACCCTTTTAGAAGCTTCTTGTTTAACGGACGATATTGGGCGCTAATGAGTTATGAACTTGATTGCAGAAAAGGAACGGCTAGAATTGAATTATACGATTTAGGAATAGAACCAACGACATAAATGGAAGACGTAAATATTAGCAAATTCAGAGCGCAAGTTGTTAGAGCTGGCTCTACTCCAGCCTCTCCAGGCTTTGTTGTTTCCGAGGGACAAAATCCAGTCGACCCAAGTGGAAGCGGTCAGAATCATTTGCCAGTAACAATTGCCACGGCCTCAACTGGTTTGTCTATTACAGAAAGTCAAGTTTTAGGTGGCGCTGGCACGGTTGGCCAATACATTCGAGGCGATGGCTCATTGGCTGACTTTCCAGCAACTACTGGCGGAGGCTCCTCTGTTAGCTACTATTTGAACGGCTCAGTAAGCCAAGGCACAATCGGAGGAGTTGCTTATAAGGAACTTAACAAAACGCCAATATTTGGCGCTGGAACTGACATAAGCATAAACGCAGATGGATATATTGCCTCATTTATTACAGATGCTGGCGACCCTAATAAACTACTTATTCCAGCTGGA